GTCTTATATAAGACCCACGATAACTCTTATATAAGACCTGGTGTAGTACTTTATTAATATGTGGACAACTTGTTGACATCCTGTGGATAACTCCGTGTAATACTAAGTTAATATGTGGATAACCTGTGGATAACTTTATATAGGGGGGGGAGGGGTAGTCATGTAGTTATAGCGTTGGCGGAGCCTCTAACGCTCACAAAAAGTAAAAATAAGGAAAAAGTAACCTAAAAAGAGGGACAGATGAGAAGAGGTAAGTATTTGTCAGGTCTAAGAAAAGTGATACAAATGAGAATAATTCGCATTATAGATTAAATGAAGGACTCCGGACACCCTGGAAGGGGGACTTCTAAGGGGAGTGGCAAGGTCTATAAAAATATTTACACAAAAAGCTTGACTTTTACGAAATCTATGGTATAATATTCAGTATAGGCACCAAAGTAGTAGCGTTGATACTTTGAAGGCTAAAGAGTGATCTGTGCAGCTTTAGAGTCCACCTTAAAGGTGCAATTTATAATTAATACATACTTAGATATAATCACCATAAAGAAAGTCCTTAAAGGTGCCTCTAAAGGAGGAAGGACAAAAACTAAGATTGTTGTCTCCTAACTTAAGGGTAAAGACATATGGAAGAAGTTAAAATTAAAACCCCTATTATTGGTGTTGTCGATAATACAGAAGGGGTTGTCGTTCCCAAGAAAAGGGGTAAAGGGCGACCACCTAAATCTGACCTTGAAGCTGTGAGGAACAGAAATAAGGGTAAGTTGGGGCGACCAAAGAATGATACCGGGCGGATGCAGGAATTCAAGGAACGTCTTTTAGCAACAGGCGGCACCCGGATTCTAGACACCATGATTCGGATTGCCCTAGACGATAACCACCCCGGACAGATGGCTGCGATTAAATTGGCTGTCGACCGGATCCTGCCAATGAGTGCTTTTGATGCGGCTAAGAATGGTGGGTCTACCCCTCAAGTAACTATTAACATCAGCGGCATTAACGAACCAAAGATTATTGGGTCTTCTGACGATGAGGTGATTGACGTATGACAGCACTTAACTTTAGCTTGCTGTCTTGGCAAAAGGAAGTATTTCAGGATGAAACCCGATTCAAGGTTGTTGCTGCGGGCCGTCGATGTGGTAAATCCCGATTATCGGCTGTCACGCTTCTTATCGAAGGCCTTAATTGCCCGGATGGCTCGGCAGTCATGTACGTCGCTCCAACCCTCGGACAAGCCCGAACAATTATCTGGGACTTGCTCCACGACCTCGGGCGACCAATCATCAAAAGCTCCCACGTTAATAACCTGGAAATCACGCTGATTAACGGCAAGAAGATTCTGGTGCGTGGGGCGGATAACCCTGATTCACTTCGGGGTGTGTCCCTGACCTATCTTGTGCTGGACGAATGTGCGTTCGTAAAGCAAGAGGTTTGGGAAAAGATTCTTCGTGCGGCTCTTTCGGATAAGAAGGGGCGGGCATTATTTATTTCTACTCCTTCCGGCCGTAACTGGTTCTACGATGTGTTCAAGTTAGGACAGTCGCAGGTGGATGAAGAGTGGAAGGCGTGGCACAAGACCACGGCTGATAACGAAACCATTGACCCAAAGGAAATTGAGGCTGCTAAGCGTACCTTAAGTTCGTTTGCGTTCAAGCAAGAATACTTATCTTCTTTCGATACTTCCGGAACCGATATCTTCAAGGAAGAGTGGTTTAAGACAAAAGAAGAGCCGGATTACGGCGACTACGTTGTAGCGATTGACTTGGCTGGTTTTGAGGAAGTAGCTAAATCAGCTAACGCCAGTAAGAAAAGATTAGATGAAACCGCTATTGCTATCGTCAAGGTAACGCCTGACGGGGAATGGTGGGTACAGTCCATTGAGCATGGTCGGTGGGATATCAAGGAAACCGCTAACCGGATCCTGAACATTATCCGAGACTACCGACCTCAGAGTATTGGCATTGAGCGTGGGGCGTTAAAGAATGCGGTTCTTCCGTACCTTAACGATCTGATGCGTAAGCACAATACTTTCTCCCACATCCATGATCTAACCCACGGAAACAAGAAGAAGGCAGACAGGATCGTCTGGAGCCTTCAGGGTCGGCTAGAGCATGGCAGGATCTCCTTCAACGAGGATGAGGATTGGGAAGAGTTTAAGGATCAGCTAATCATGTTCCCGACTTCTGGTGTTCACGATGACCTTGTGGATGCCCTGGCGTATATCGACCAGCTTGCGATCACTAACTACAACCAAGATTACGAAGAAGAAGAATACGAAATCTTAGACCCCATAGCAGGATATTAATCATGGAATACAAAAAGAACGCCGCTTACAACAAACTCGATAAACAAGAAGAAAAGATCGAGATGAAAAAGAAAAAGATTAAAGAGATGGAAATGGAAAAGATGATCCGTTCCATCGTGCGTAGCGAAATTACTCGTTCCAAGACCAAATCTAAATAAGGCTCTGAAATGTAGGGTAACAAGATGAAGATCAAAAGGGTAAACAGTAACTCCCCAGGTATAAGGATGCTTCTAGAAGTACTTCATCTGGACTGTTTCCCTTCTGATGAATTCCCTGACTTTTCTCACGGATGGTGGTGGATAGCTTATGACGACGAGGACAATGCTGTTGGCTTTGCTGGTTTATACGCTTCTATCCAATGGGACAAAACTGGCTACCTATGTCGAGCCGGTGTCGTGGAGTCAGCGAGAGGCAAGGGGTTACAGAAAGCCCTGATTAAAGCCCGTATACGTTTTGCTAAGCGATTAGGATATGAATGGCTGGTGACGGACACTCGACGCAACCCTGCTTCCTCTAATGCCTTAATTTCGTGTGGCTTCAAACTCTACGAACCGAGATATCCGTGGGGATTTCGAAACAGCTTATATTTCAGACAAAAACTGTAAGGAACAGACATGGCTGACAGCTTATTCGGCGATATTGTGTCTTGGATGCAAAGCCCTCAACGTACCCAACAGATGCGTGGAATCGGGGACTGGCTTTCTGAATGGCCTAAACGATATCAAGAAAACCAGCAAATTAATAAACTTGCAGGGGATTACACTCAGAATAAACTTCTAGGTCGTACACCAACGCCTGAACAAGAGCAGGCCCATGCAGCATGGTTAGAACAAGCGGCAGGAAGTGTTACCCCTGCTGGCATGATTGTTGGTCGTGGAGTTACAGCGGCTAACGCTGCTCGCGCCACACAGATGGCTAATACAGGAGCTAGCCCTGGACGAATTTTTCAGGAAACAGGATTAGTACAGGTTCCCACTCCTAACGGAATGGCCTGGGGCCGTCAAATTAGCGATGCCCCCGCACAAATGAAGTCGGATGTTTACGACAATTTAAAAGATGTGTTTCAACATCATGCAGCAAAAGCAAAAGGCCAACCGATTCCCGAACCTACTTTAGCTGATCTTCTGGATCATCCTGAGCTTTTTCAAACATACCCAGAATTAGCAAATCTTCCGGTTCAACGTTTATCGGGACTAGAAAGTTTTTCCGGTACAAAAGGTTCTTTTAATCCTGCTACTGGAACTATTAAACTTGCAGGTAAAAATCAGTATTTTACCCCTGAACAACTAGCCAAACAAAGAGAAGAGGTTTCTTCTACTCTTTTACACGAAATTCAACACGCTATTCAGAGTATTGAACAATGGCCTCGCGGTGGTTCTCCTTCTGAATTTGCCAAAAAAGGTACAGCCGGGGCCGAAAACCAAGTTAAGTGGGCTGAAAAATCTTTGGATCAACTCGTGCGGTCTAAAATGGAAGAGTTAAAGCTTCCTAGACCTAGTGAGTATAGTTTAGAGTACTTAATGGCTAATGTTCGTAAGTTTAAGACAGAAGGTGAAAAAGCTTTAAAATATTATGATGCTCCTTTTGTTGAAAAAATTAAAACACTAGCAAATCTTCCTGAATTTTCTTCTTTTGAAAAAATTTATACAAAATTAGATAAAGTTAAGAAAAAAGTTTTAAATCGTAGGCAACAAGAATTTGAAAAGTATCAGTCTTTAGCTGGGGAAGCTCAGTCACGGGCTACACAAGCTCAGTTTTTATTAGACAAGCAAACCGGAACATCGTCTTCTTATAGTATTCCCGCAACATCTTTTTATGATGTGCCAATTGAGACGTTAATTTATAAAGACCCTTTCCCGAATACCATTAAGTAAGGATCAAGATGGCTGAAGAAAAAGATATGGAAGCTCAGTTTGAGACTCCTTCTGAAAACGAAAAGAAGCTAGGTTCTTGGATTGTCGGCCATGCAGATAAGTGGCGCGATTACCGGGATACTAACTTCATGGAGGATTGGCTGGAGTACGAGCGTATTTTCCGTGGTCAATGGGCTGCGGAGGATAAGACCCGTGATTCCGAGCGTAGTCGTTTAATCAGTCCCGCCACTCAGCAGGCTGTGGAAACACGCCATGCCGAGATTATGGAGGCTATTGCCGGCAGCGGTGAGTTCTTTGACATTGAAGACGATATCCGTGATGTGAACGGCACCCCGCTTGATGTGATGGGTATTAAGGCTCAGCTTCACGAAGACTTCAAGCGTGACAAGGTTAAGAAGTCTCTGGATCAGATCGAACTGATGGCAGAGATTTATGGCACCGGTATCGGTGAGATTATTCTCAAGACCGAAACCCAATACGAGCCTGCCACCCGTCCGATCCCCGGTGTGCAGGGACAGGCTGCTATCGGTGTGCTGGAAAAGCCCCGTGTGGCGATCAAGCTCAAGCCGGTTAACCCCAAGAACTTCCTGATCGACCCCAACGCCGAGAGCATCGACGAAGCCCTGGGCGTGGCGATTGAAAAGTATGTGTCTATCCACAAGATCGTGGAAGGCATGGAAAAAGGTATCTATAAGAAGCTGCCCGTCGGTACGCTTTATATGGACGATGACCTGGAACCCACCCAGGAAACTACCTATTTCCAAGAAGATAAAGTCTTACTGTTAACTTACTACGGCTTGGTGCCGAAAGAGTACCTGACAGAAGACGGTGAAGAGGTGGAAGAACTCTTCCCTGAGCATTCGACCGAGGACAAGTACAGCAACATGGTGGAAGCCATTGTTGTGATTGCCAACAACGGGGCCGTGCTCAAGGCTGAAGAGAACCCCTACATGATGAAGGATCGTCCGGTTGTCGCCTATCAGGATGACACAGTTCCGGGACGTTTCTGGGGTCGTGGAACCGTTGAGAAGGCCTACAATATGCAGAAGGCTATCGACGGCCAACTGCGGGCACACATGGACTCCCTGGCCCTTACAACGGCCCCCATGATTGCGATGGACGCTACGCGCCTGCCGCGTGGTGCTAAGTTTGAGGTCAAGCCCGGTAAGAGCCTGCTGACTAACGGCAACCCGTCTGAGATTCTGTATCCGTTCCACTTCGGTCAGACCAATCAAGACGCTCCCGCCGCTGCTCAGAACTTTGAGCGGATGCTGCTTCAGGCGACAGGTACTGTGGATAGTGCTGGTCTTCCGTCTAACGTGCCGCGTGACGCTGGTGCGGGCGGTATGTCGATGGCGATGGCAGGGATTATCAAGAAGTACAAGCGTACTCTGACGAACTTCCAAGAAGATTTCCTGATCCCTTTCATCAACAAGGCTGCATGGCGTTATATGCAGTTCGACCCGGAGCGTTATCCGTCTGTTGATATGAACTTCCTGCCCACCGGTGCCTTAGGTATCCTGGCGCGAGAGTTTGAACAGCAGCAGATGATCGGTTTACTGCAGACTTTAGGCCCGGATACGCCTGTTCTGCCTGTTCTGCTCAAGGGTATCCTGCAAAACAGTTCCCTGACGAACAAAGGCGAGTTGATGGAGGCTCTGGATAAGATGTCTCAGCCCAATCCTGAGGCTCAGCAGATGCAGCAGCAGCAGATGGCGGCTCAGATGGCTCTTCTGGAGGCCCAGATTCGAGATCTGGAGTCTAAAGCCCTTAAACAGCAGGCTGAAGCCCAGAAAACAGCTGTGGAAGCGCAGCTTAAGCCCCAGGAAGTGCAGGCTAAGATGGTTGCAGCCCTGGCGACTAACCTCAACGAAGACGCTGAAAGCGTTGATTTTGAGCGTCGAGCTAAGTTAGCTGACCTGTTACTTAAGGAAAAGGATATTGAATCCAACGAACGCATTGCTATGAGCCAATTAGCAAGCAAAAGTGGTATGAATACTTGACAAAGTATACTTTTTAGTGTATAATATAGGTTTTAAGATTCCTTACGGAGAAAATCTTGGCACCTGAGCTACAAAAGTATTACGAAGAACAGTTTTCTATGCTATCCACGACAGGGTGGAAGGATTTAATAGAAGATTTAACTAATTTACAGAAGTCAATCAACGACTTATCTACTGTCGCAGACGAGCAAACCTTATTTTTTCGTAAAGGACAGTTAGATATTCTTGAACTTTTGTTTCAGCGAAAGGCAATGTGCGAAAAGGCATACGAGGATCTGCAGAATGAAACGGATATTTGAGTTCCTCTGTGATGACGCACACCTGTCTGAAAAGCTAGTTGACGATGCGATCAGGGTAATAAACTGCCCTACTTGTGATAAGGAGGCGCATCGAATCGTTTCCCAACCTAGTCTAAAGCTAGAGGGATGCACAGGTGCATTTCCTTCGGCCTATGACCGGTGGGGACGAGTGCGGGCTGAGAAGCTCGCCCAAGAGAGGAAGCAGGCCGAGTAACTTCGGGAACCTGAATCCATTTATAAATATGTCCTAGAACCGCATTCGCGGCAGGATGAAAGGTAGGTATGGCTCTTATTGATTCTGAAGAACTGGCTGGGAATAATATCGGTAATGATGAACCGGAAAATACTCCCGAACCTGAGGTTAAACTTGAGGAAGAAAAGAAAGTAGAGGTTCCCGACAAGTATCGGGGCAAAAGCCTTGAGGATATTATCAAGATGCACCAAGAGGCTGAGAAGCTTATTGGTAAGCAGGCCCAGGAAGTGGGAGAAGTCCGGAAGTTAGCCGATGACCTTCTCAAACAACAACTCTCCACGACACAACAAGCGACCACCAAAGAAGAAACTGAGGTTGACTTCTTTGAAGACCCCAAAAAAGCGGTTCTTAATGCGGTTGAGAAACATCCGGACGTATTAGCTGCCAAGGAAGCTGCCCTGCGCTTAAAGCGTATGGAGGCGCAGGCACGGCTGCAGGCCAAGCATCCTGACCTTGCGGATATCGTTCAAAACAACGACTTTGTTGATTGGGTTAAAGCCTCTCCCATGCGTATGAAACTGTACGCTGAGGCTGATACAAACTTTGACACAGACGCTGCGGATGAATTATTGAGCACATTCAAAGAACTGAAAACCATTCGTCAGAAACAGTCTAAGCAAGATGGTGATGCTGTGCTGCAGCAGAACATGAAGGCGGCGGCTGTGGATACGGGTGGTACTGGTGAGTCTTCTAAGAAAGTTTACCGCCGTGCCGACCTTATCCGGCTACGCATGACCGATCCGGCCCGGTATGAAGCTCTCTCTGATGAAATCATGAGGGCTTATGCTGAGAACCGGGTTAAATAACTTTTAACTCTAGGAGATTTCTAAATGCCTTTAGGTACCGCTCACGTTACTACCACCACCGGCGCAACATTCATTCCTGAAATTTGGAGTGATGAGATTGTTGCTTCTTACAAGAAGAACCTCGTTGCCGCCAACCTCGTTAAGAAGATGAACTTCAAGGGCAAGAAGGGTGATTCGATTCACATTCCCGCCCCGACCCGTGGCAACGCCTCGGTGAAGTCCGCTCAGACCCAAGTGACCCTGATTGCGGCCACCGAGTCTGAAGTGGTTGTCACCATCGACAAGCACTACGAGTACTCGCGCCTGATCGAAGATATCGTCGAAGCACAATCCCTGTCGTCCCTGCGTAACTTCTACACGGAAGACGCTGGCTACGCCCTGGCCCGCCAAGTGGATACCGATCTGGTTCGCCTGGGTCGCGGTGTTCGCGGTGGTGACGGCACCGCCGACTATACCGGTGCTTTCTCCGGTGCTGACGGCACGACAGCCTACACCGGCACCGCTGGTGCTCTGACTGACGCTGCTATCCGCCGCTCTATCCAGCGTCTGGATGACAACGACGTTCCGATGGACGGTCGTTTCCTGATCGTTCCCCCGTCTACCCGCAACACCCTGATGGGTATCGCCCGCTTCACCGAGCAGGCTTTCGTGGGCGAGGCTGGCGGTAACAACACCATCCGTAACGGCGAAATCGGCAACGTGTACGGCATCCCCGTCTTCGTTTCCACAAACGCTGACACCGCTACCGATGGCGACCGCATCTGCCTGCTGGCCCACCGCGACTTCGCTGTGCTGGTTGAGCAAATGGGTGTCCGTTCGCAGACCCAGTACAAGCAAGAGTGGCTGGGTACCCTGTTCACCGCCGACACCCTGTACGGCGTGAAAGAACTGCGTGACGGCTCCGCCGTTGCTCTGGCTGTGCCGGCCTAATACTTATAACAATAAGTAAGTAGCTTGCACCCTTTGGCTCCCGCTCACAAGGCGGGAGTCTTTTTCAAAGGGTTTGTTAAATCCTTCGGAAAGGATATATGGCTAAGTTTAGATGTAAGCATACTGGTAATATCTTTACCTATACTGTTCCGCATGATATTAATACGATGCGTGAGCATGACGAATACGAAGAAGTTGAGGAAGAAGAACAGTCTGAGTTGACGGAAACTCTTCCTAAGAAACGCAACATTGGGCGACCTCCTAAGCAGAAGGAAAAACTATGACTATTTTTCGCGGATTGGGCGGAGGCGGGGATGCCACTACCGATTCTGAATTAACAGCATTCGTTGCGATTTCTCAGCAGACTGCTGCCTCTGCCGCTGCTGCGGCTGCAAGTGCTTCCGCTGCGGCTGCTTCTGCTTCAGATGCCCAAGATGCGGCAAACGCGACAACCGACTTCAAGAATGATCTGATTGTTGAGGCGACAACCCTGGCTGCAGGAAGTGCGGCCACAGTTGCGTTTGATGATAACTTAGTCAAGTTTACTTTCGGTATTCCTACTGGCGCAACAGGTGCCACCGGTGCTACAGGCGCGACAGGCGCACAAGGCCCGCAAGGTGAAACAGGCCCGCAAGGCCCAACAGGAGCCACAGGCGCGACCGGGGCTACTGGAGCCACCGGAGCGACCGGCCCTCAGGGTGAAAAAGGCTTAAACTGGCAAGGTGCCTATGCTGGCGGGACAGCCTATGATGTGGATGATGCTGTTTCGTACAACGGCTCTTCCTACATCTGTATTTTAGCCTCTACCGGTAACCTGCCCACCAATACAACCTATTGGCAGCTTCTTGCACAAAAAGGTGCTGACGGCACCGGAGGTGGCGGCGGATCTGGCGATGTAGTTGGCCCTGCATCTTCCACGAACAACAACATTGTTCTATTTGATGGAGCTACCGGTAAACTGATTAAAGATAGCGGCACGAATACCGCTGCCTTTGCGACAGCCGCCCAGGGTGCCAAGGCTGACACGGCGGTACAGCCGGACACAAGTCCGAGCTTTATTGATACCCTGTCGGACAAGTTTAGCTTAGATACCGCTGCTGTGACGACGGCTGGCGTGGGTGAGATTGCCTGGGATGATGGTAATGGCACGGCTGTGCTCGGCCTGAAGGGTGGAAACTCCGTTTTAACTATCGGCCAGGAAATTATTGCTCGGGTCTACAACGATTCCGGTTCTACGCTGTCTAAAGGCCAGATTGTTTATATCTCTGGCGCACAGGGTAACAGGGTTGCTGTTAAACTGGCTAGAGCCGATAGCGACACAACCTCTGCCGGTACTCTTGGCATGGTGGAAGAAACCATTGCCTCCGGTGCAGAAGGCTTTGTGACCCTGATGGGTACTGTCCACGGCTTAAATACATCTTCGTTGACAGCGGGTGCTTTAGTGTATTTATCAGCCACTACGGCCGGTGCTTATACTACGACGGCTCCTACAGCCCCTGACCATCGTGTTACGTTGGGTTATGTGGAACGTGTTCACGCCACAGTCGGATCAATCTACATGAAGGTTGATAACGGCTATGAAATTGACGAACTGCATAATGTTCTGATTGCTACCGCAGCTTCTGGTAATACGCTGATTTATGATGCGACAGCAGGTGTGTGGAAGAATGCCAACCTGACGGATGGTACCGGTATTACTATTACTGAAGGTGCTGGTTCTATTACTGTGGCTGTTGACACAGGTGTGGTCACCACTCTGACTGGCACACAGACGCTGACTAATAAGACGATCAGCGTTGATGACAATACTGTATCTGGCGTAGCGGCATCTAGCTTCGTCTTGTCTAATGCGTCCGGCAATATTGATGGTGCAGCGGCTCAGAAAGCTATTCCGACAGGCGTTGTTGTGGGCACTACGGATACCCAGACGCTGACGAACAAGACGCTGACAAGCCCAACTATTACAGGCGCAGTACTCAATGATGGCTACACCGAGGAGGTGTTCACCATTACTGACGGAACAACAGTTAACTTAGACCCCAATAACGGCTCTATTCAATTGTGGACGTTAGGTGCTAACCGCACCCCTGGGCAAGCTAACTGGTCTGCCGGTCAGTCTATTACCTTAATGGTGGATGACGGCACAGCACGGACAATTACTTGGACGACCCTTGCTGTTACCTGGGAAACCGATGGTGGTAACGCTCCTACTTTAGCAACTAGTGGCTATACTGTAATCGTGCTGTGGAAAGTTGGAACCACTATTTACGGTGCTCGCGTGGGGAATGCGTAATGTTAGGGACAATGCTTAAAGGTACCGGTGTCTCAGACATTGCCTTTATCGGCTCTACATCGGGTGATGGAAGCGGTCAGGATATCACCCTGGCCGTTCCTTCCGGTACACAGACTGGCGATCTTCTGATTGCCTTTGGCTATGCTGCAAGTGCGGGCACTCTGTGGTCGGTCAACGGAGGCGGATGGACGATCACTAACGCGAGCAACGGCACGGCCCCGCGCCTGACTGCGATGTATCGAACCCATGCGGGTGCAGCGGACTACACATTCACACAGAACAGCGGTAGCTCCGATATTGGTGTGTCTCTTCTGGTATTTCGTGGAGGTGCGTTTGACGTAGCCAGTACACCTACCGCTGCTGCTGATCCGCAGGTTATTCCTTCGGTTACAGCGGCTTCTAACAGAAGTGTGCAGGTTGTCACCGCTGGAGGCAACACCGAATATCCCAATGCCACCCCGTCAGGTTTTACTCAGGTTCACCTGAATACAACTATTCAACCTAATTGGGGTGTATACAGAAAATCGAATGTTTCGTCAGGAGCTACCGGAACTGTGTCTGTTGATATGACCGCATCGTCAAACACCTCTGCAATGCAGGTGATTATTAAACCTGCGTAAAGG